TGACCCTCCCCCGAAGGAAGCCTCTTGCCCGCGGCTCCAACCTCAAGCGGACGGCCGGACCGAAGCGCCGGACTCGGCTCTCCCGACTCGGCCGCCGAGCGCGAGTCGCCCTAGCTGGAGCCCAGCAGTTCCGGCGCGACGTCCTGGCCCGAGCCCGGGGGCGCTGCGAGCGTTGCGGGCGCCCGACGCCGGACCGGGACCTCGACGCGCACCATTTGATCCCGCGCTCGAGAGGGGGGGAGGACGACGCGAAGACGAACGGCGCGGCCCTCTGCCGCCCGTGTCACTCGGCCATTCACGACCACCGAGCCGCAGACTGGCGGCGCTGGGTCCGGGGGGCGAAGTCATGAGCGCCCATCGCTCCTCCCAGTTCCCGAACGGCTACCCTCCCCCGCGCCCTCCCGAGGAGCCCTGCGAGTTGATCGAGAGGGTCAAGGCCCGCATTCGACGAGAGCGCTGGGCCCATCGCGTGAACCTCGCCGTCGCCTTGCTCGTCGCGCTCGCCTGGTCCTCGCTCGTCTTCGTCGCGTTCTGGCGCCTGATCTTGTGGGAGGCTCAAAGATGAGCCCCCGGCAGACCAAGGGCGGCGAGCGCCCCTTCGTTCGGGTCGCGGTCCAGTGCCCCCAATGCCTGCGGGAGTCCCACCGGGCCGACCGTATCGGCGTCCTCTTCGAAGGGCGGACGGTCCCCCGAAACGGCGGGCCCCCGGCCTCGGTCCTCTCCTGCGGCGACTGCGGCCACCGCTGGCACGGGCCGCCGGTCGCCGAACTCAAGGACTATGCCTCTCGAGGGCCGGTCCAGGTCCGAGCCCCCGAGGAGCGTCCGCCGGTCCCGTTCGAGGACGACGAGCCCGACCCAGACGACCTTTTCGGCTAGGAAAGGCCCGCCGAGCGCGATCCGCCGAGCCCCTCACGGGAAAATATCCCGGTGGGGCTTGGCGGGCGCGTCTCGTTCGCCGATAGTTGGGCCATCGCCTCCCCGAGAGGCCCACCCGGAGACCGACCCATGATCCTCAAGCAGACCCTCTCCCTCGACCTCTTCGACGACCTCCGCGAGGTCCCCGACCGCGTCCTCGAGATCAGCTCCGACGAGCGCGTCTCGGGCGACGGCGTCCGGGCTCGCCTGGCCTTCGTCCTCGAGACGCTCCCCGGCGCGATCCGCTCGTCGAACGCTTTCCACGCCGCGACGGACCTCGGCGCCTGCGCTCGCTCCCTCTCGCGGATCGAGAGCCTCGTCCCGGCCGACCTCGTCCCCGCGCTCCTCGAGTCCGTCGGGACGCTCCGGTCCGCCGAGCAGGGCGTCGCGCGCCTCCTCGAGCGCAACCTCGACCGCGCGGTCGCCGCTTACCAACCCCGCCCCTGATGCCTCGACCGGACGAGCCGGCGCGGGCAGGGGCGCCTCCCCCGCCCGCCCTTGCCCAAAGCCAAGCCGAAGGACGAGCCCAAGCTCGCCCCCTGGCCCGCCGACACCGTCGAGCGCCGGCCGATCGCTGACCTCGTCCCCTACGCCCGGAACGCGAAGGTCCACCCGCCCGCGCAGATCGACCGGATCGCCGCGTCGATCCGCGAGTTCGGGTGGACGATCCCCGTTCTCGTCGACCCGGACGGGACCCTCATCGCCGGCCACGCGCGCCTCGAGGCGGCGCAGAAGCTCGGGCTCGAGGAAGTCCCGACGATGGTCGCCGAGGGGTGGAGCGCGGCGAAGCGCGCCGCCTACGTCCTCGCGGACAACCGCCTCGCGCAGGCCGAGTGGGACGACGACCTCCTCCGCGCCGAGATCGCGGAGATCGACCTCGACGGCTTCGACCTCGGCTTCACGGGGTTCGATCCGGACGAGATCGCGAAGCTCCTCGAGGACCCCCTCCCGCCGCTCTCGGGCTCGGACGGAGCCTCGAGCCTCGCGGAGACCTTCCTCGTCCCGCCGCTTTCGATCTTGGACAAGCGTCAGGGCTACTGGGTCGAGCGCGGACGGCGCTGGAAGGCGTCCCACGACTTCGACACGGACGCGAGCCGCGCGAACGTTGAGACCTGGGGCTCGTCGAAGTCGCGCTCGGACGCGACCCGCAAGCACGCGGAAATGACCGCCCAGAACGTCTCGATGTTCGACCCGGTCCTCGCCGAGGTTCTCCTCACCTGGTTCAGCGCCCCCGACGACCTCGTCGTCGACCCCTTCGCCGGGGGCTCCGTCCGGGGGATCGTCTCGGGGGAGCTAGGCCGGCGCTACCTCGGAGTGGATCTCCGGGAGGAGCAGGTCGAGCAGAACCGCGAGGCGCTCCGGGAGGAACTCGCCGAGCGCGTCCGCTGGATCGCCGGAGACGGCGCGGAGGAGATCGGGAAGCTCGAGGAGGAGTCCGCCGACTTCTCGCTCGCCTGCCCCCCGTATTTCAACCTGGAGAAGTACTCCGACGACCCGCGAGACCTCTCCGCGATGAAGTGGGACGGCTTCCTCGAGGTCTACCGCGCCGCGATCGCGGCGACGGTCCGAGCCCTCAAGCCGAACACTTTTGCCGCTTGGGTCGTCGGCGAGGTCCGGTCGACTCGAGGGTCGCGCGGTGAGTACGTCGGCTTCGTTCCCGAGACGATCCGCGCCTTCGTCGACGCCGGAGCGCCGCTCTACAACGAGCTGATCCTGGTCGAGCCCGGAGGGACAAAGGGGATGCGCGCGGCGCGGCCGATGCTCGCGAGCCGGAAGGTGGTCAAAAGTCACCAGAACGTCCTCGTCTTCGTGAAGGGCGACCCGAAGGCGGCGGCGCAGCGCCTCGGCCCGATCGAGCTGCCTCCCGAGGAGGAGGAGACCGAGGAGGAGACGGAGTAGCCCGATGGCGCAAGGTCAGAAGCACGAACCGACGGACGAAACCCGAGCGAAGGTCCGCTCGCTCGTCGCCGTCGGAGTCCCCCAGGACGACGTCGCGAAGATCCTCGAGGTCTCCGCGCCGACGCTCCGGAAGCACTACCGCGAGCAGCTCGACGTCGCGAAGGCCGAGGCGAACGCCCAGGTCGCCGGCGCTCTTTTCCGGATTGCGACGACGCCCGGCCGGCAGCAGGTGACCGCCGCGATCTTCTGGCTCAAGTGCCAGGCGGGCTGGCGAGACCGCGACCCGGTCCAGACCCACGTCCACGCGAGCGCCGACTCCGCGACCGCGCAGACGCTCCTCGCGAGCCTCAAGGAGGTGAAGGACTACGTCCCCGACGACGAGGACCGCGCCTTCCTCGAGTCCCTCGACGCTCGAGCAGGCGACCTCGACCCGGAGAGGAACTAGGCCCCCTCGAGGCCGGTCCCGTGGTCCGAAAGACGAAGGCGAAGCCCAAGGCGCAGCCCGCCAAGAAGGCGAAGCGCCGGGCGACCCGCAAGGCGAAGCGAGCGAAGGCTCCCTCGCCGCCGCCGGTCTCGATCGAGAAGCTCGTCCGGGACTACGAGGCCGGAGGCCGGCGCCGCCTCCGCGCGCTCTGGCGGCTCCAGCAGATCGTCCGTCGCGACCCGGTCTGGGCGGCCCGGGAGATCCTCGGCGTCGAGCCCTGGGAGCTGCAGCGCCGCGCGATGCGGCTCGTCTGGGAGCACCCCCGAGTCGCGATCCAGTCCGGAAACAACGTCGGGAAGTCCTTCCTCGCGGCGGTCCTGGTCCTGGTCTGGATGACCGCCTATCCCGACGGGAAGGTCGTCACGACCGCGAACACCTGGGCCCAGGTCGAGTCGGTCCTCTGGAGCGAGATCGCCGGGCTCCACTCTCGAGCGCGGATCCCTCTCGGGGGCCGGATGCTCAAGACCGAGTTCCAGGCCGATTCGGAAATGCCGGGCTGGGTCGCGATGGGCCTCTCGACGAACCGCTCCGACTCCTTCGTCGGCCGGCACGCCGAGCACCTGCTGGTGATCTTCGACGAGGCGCAGGGCATCGACGGCGCTTTCTGGGAGGCGGCCGAGACCCTCGCGTCGTCCGCCGGTTGTCGGATCTTGGCGATCGGGAACCCGGTCCGAACCTCCGGCCGCTTCTTCGAGGTCTGCTCGGGCAAGGTCCCGGGCTGGAAGTCGATGCGGATCTCCTGCCTCGACCACCCGAATCTCGTCCTCGGGCGAGACGAGGAGACCGGGCAGCTCCCGATCCCCGCCGCCGTCGCGCCGGAGTACGTCGAGGGGAAGCGCCTCGAGTGGGGGGAGGACTCCCCGGTCTGGGTCGCGCGCATCGAGGGCCGCTTCCCGCCCGAGGGCGACTGGACCCTCTTTCCCCTGGGGCTCCTCGAGGAGCGCAAGGACGACGTCCCCGGCGACGGATCCGGGACCCACGTCGGCGTCGACGTCGCACGCATGGGCGCGGACTCCTGCGTGATGACCCTCGTTCACGACGGGCTAGTCCGGGGCGTCGCCTCCTGGCGGAAGAAGGACCTAATGACGACCGCCGCGAAGATCTGGAACCAGGTCAACGCCTGGGAGGACGCCCTCGCGAAGGAGCTAGGCGACCCGGAGTTTGTAATCCCGGCGAAGAACGTCCACGTCGAAGAGGACGGGATGGGCGCCGGCGTGATCGACCGGCTCACCGAGGCCGGGCATCGGGTCGACGCCGTCACCGTCGGCGCGGCGCCCGGGGGGGAGTGGGCCGAACTCGTCGGGCGCGAGATGAAATTCCGGAACCGGAGGTCGGAACTCCACTATGCCGCCCGCAGACTTTTCGAAGTCGGCAGGCTCGCTCTCCCGGAACGCTACGAGCGAACGTGGACCGACCTCACCCGGATCTCCTACGCTCTCGACGATCGAGGGATCTTCTACGTCGAACCGAAGGAGAAGATCCGCGAGCGCGAGGGGAGGTCGCCCGACTTCTCCGACTCGCTCATCCTCGCTTGTGCAAGGTCCCGGAAGGCGCGCATCCGGGCCGGTCGACTGAAACGCCCGACCCCCGAAGATGGCTCGACAACGAAAGCGCCCCGTAGCCGCCCCCGGGCCGGCCGCGCCCGCTAAGGGCTCGCCGGCGTCCCGGCTCGCGGTCCGCCTGCCGAACGGGCGCGTGGGCGTCCTCCGAGGCTCGGGGGCCGGCGTCCTCAAGTCCCTCGGGAGCTTCACCTCGTTCCCCTCGTCGATCCTCGGCGTCGGCAACGAGAAGTTCGAGACCGACAAGCTCGCGCGGCCCTACGAGCAGAGCGATTGGGTCTTCGCCTGCGTCTCGCTGATCCAAGACGCCTTCGCCGAGCTACCGCTCCGGGTCTATCCCGAGGACCCCCTCCGGGCGAAGGAGGAAGTCGAGCCGCTCCCCGAGAGCGACCCCCTCGCGCGCCTCTTCCTCGACTGGAACCCCCTCCACAACGCGGCGCTCGCAAACACCGCGATCGCCCAGGGGCTCTGCCTCGACGGAGAGATCGGGCTCGTCTTGACCGCCGCCGGCGGCGAGCGCCTCGAGGTCTTCGGGCAGGGTCCCGGCGCCCGGATCGCGATCCCCGAGGAGATCTGGCCCGTCGCCGGCCCGGCGCTCCGGGAGAAGGTCAACCGCTCAACCCAGCTCATCGACGCCTGGACCGTCGTCGTCTCGGGCCGGCCGAAGGACTACGACCCGGCGACGGTCCTCGTTCCCCGGATCCTCCACCCCCGAAACCCCTTCCGAGGGTTCGGGCCGATGGAAGCCGCTTGGGGCCCGGCCGCCCAGAACTACCTCGCCGAACGCTATCGGAACTCGGTCCTGCGAAACGGCGGCGACCCGGGCGGGATCGTGATGATCGGCGAGATCCTCGACCCGGACGACCGCGACCGGCTCAAGGAGGAGATCGTCGAGGAGTTCGACGACGTCGAGAACTCCGGCGGGACCCGCCTCCTCGAGGGAGGCGCGACCTACGAATCGAAGGCCTTCAACCCGAAAGAGATGGCCTACACCGAGAGTCTCGCGGCGAACCAGGACCGGGTCTCGGCGGTCTTCCGGGTCTCGAAGGAGCTGCTCGGGATGGGCGACTCCAACTTCGCCGCCCGCCTCAACGCGGAGCTAGGAGCCCTCTACAAGCTCCGGATCATCCCCTGGGCCCGCCTCGTCGAGAACGAGATCAACGCCGGGCTGTTCCCCCGGCTCGTCGACCGGCGAGCGCAGGGCTACCGCGTCCGCTTCGACTTCTCCAAGGTCGAGGCGCTCCAGGGGGAGCTGGCCGAGAAGGCGGACCTCGCGAAGAAGCTCCAGCACTCCGGCGTCCCCCTCAATCAGGCGCTCAAGATCGCCCGGGTCCCGATCGAGGGCCCGATCGAGGGCGGCGACGTCCCGCTGATCCTCGGCTCCTGGCGCCCCCTCTCCGAGGTCGCGGCGCCCCCGCTGCCCCCGGAGGAGCCGGCGCCCGAGCCCGCCCCCGAAGAGGGCGGCCCGCAAGATCCCCCGAGCGAGCCCGAGGCGCCGACGGGCCCCAACGTAGCGGACAGAGAGGCGGCGGCGGATCCTCGAGCGACCCTCAACGGAGCCCAGGTCTCGGCGCTGGTCGACCTCATCGCGGGCGTGCTCTCCGGCGAGCTGCCGAAGACGACCGCCGCCGAGGTGATCGTCGCGGCGTTCCCGTTCGACCGGGCTCGCGCGATGCAGATCCTCGCCGAGGTCGAGGAGGGCGACGCCCCCGAGCCGCCGTCGGCCCCCGCGAGCCCGCCCCCGGCGGCTCCCGAGCCTCCGGAGGAGTCCGCCGAGGAGCGCGCGATCCGCGCCCTCGAGCGCGCCGGCGTGGCCCTGAGCGGCGCCTCGGCTCCCGCCGAGCCCGAGCCCGAGCCGGCGTCAGCGGCCCTCGAGCGCGCCGCCGCGAAGGACCCCCTCGCCTCGGCGACCGCCCGGCGAGAGTTCACCAAGGCGCAGGAGAAGCGCCGCCGCCCGCGCGAGACCGCGCTCCGCTCCAAGGTCCGCCGCGTCTTCGACAAGATGCGTCGGGCCCAGCTCCGCGCGCTCGACGAGTTCCTCGACACGGGCTCGCCGCCGCCGCCGCTCCCCCGGATCGACGGCTGGACCCTCGACCCGCCGCGCCGATCCCATGCCGCCCAAGGTCGGGCGCTGCTCGAGCGCGCCGCCCGGGACGGAGAAGCGACCAAGGGCGCCGAGGACTGGCTCGACGGGCCCGAGGTCTCGAGCTTCGCCCGCCGCCGCGACTGGAGTCCGGAAGACGTCGAGCGCCACCTCGACGCCTACCTCGTCCAGAAGGCGGACTTTCCCGACGCGGAGGTCGAGGCGCTCGTCCTCGCCGCCGAGCGCCGCTGGTCCGACGAGATGGCCCGGCTCCTCGCGCCCGTCCTCGAGGAGATCCTCGTCGAAGAGCTGGAGACGGTCGCCTCCGACCTCGGGATCCAGCAGATCGCCGCGACCGACCCGGCGGTTGTCCGCTTCCTTGCGACGAAGCCGATCGAGGTCGCGGAAGGCGTGAACTCGACGATCGCCCGCCAGGTCCGACGCCGGCTCCTCGCAGCGGTCGACGGCGCCCCGAGCGCGGCGACCCTGCAGGCGGCGCTCCTTGAGATCCGGGGGCTGATCACCGACGAGGTCCGGACGGTCTACTCCCACGCCCGGCAGCGCGCCCTAGCTATCGCTCGGACCGAGGCCGGCATCGCCGCTTCCCATGCTCGAGCGGCCCAGATTCAGGCGGGCGTCGACGAGGGAGTCGTGATCGGGAAGCGCTGGATCACCGGCGGCGGCGCTCCCGAGCGCGCCGGCGGCGCTCGCCGCGACGTCCACTGGGACCTGGACGGGACCGTCGTCGGACCGAACGAGGACTTCCAGATCGGCGCCGAGCGCGCTCCTCACCCCCGGCACCAGTCATTGAGCGCCGGGAACATCGTCAACTGCGGCTGCGACTTTGCCGCGATCGTCGAGGACGTCCCCGACGTCGTCCTTCCCGGCGACTCCGAACTCGACCCGCCCGACGCCGTCGGCTCCCCGAGCGCGGTCCCTCCTAGCACCTGACCCCCTGAACCGATGGTCTCCAAGACTCAGAAGCTCGACGCCCTTCGGCTCAAGTACGCCGGGGGCATTCTCACGCCCGAGGACGTCCAGGGCCTCGCGGCGGACGACGTCCTCGACGTCAAGCAGTCCGCCCGCTACCGCTCGACGATCGCCTCGATCGACAAGGCCGCCTCGAGCGCCGACACCGTCGTCTTCGACGGATCGACGGAGCACAAGGACCGGATGGGCGACGTCGTCCGGGTCCACGGCCGGAAGGGCGGCAAGGGCTGGCAGACCAAGAACTACGAGCGCGCGGGCTCGCCCTTCCTCTGGGCCCACGACTCGAGCGCGCCGCCGGTCGGTCGCGCGGTCAAGATCTGGCGCGGCAAGTCCGCGATCGACGCGAGCGTCCCAGCTCTCAAGTTCCAGATCGAGTTCCACGAAGACCGGGACTTCCCGTTCGCGAACCTCGTCGGGCGCCTCTTCAAGTCGCGCCGCATGACCGGATCCTCCGTCGGCTTCGTCATCGCCAAGTCCGAGCGATACGGGACCGCCGCCGAGCGCGAGGCAGCCGGCCTTGGCCCGATGGGCATCGAGATCACCGAGGCGGACCTCCTCGAGCTGTCGGGCACGCCGACGCCGGCGAACCCCTTCGCCCTCGCGACCTCCGGCAAGGCGGCGAGCGACGGGCTCGAGGCCGTGGTCGAGAAGGCGCTCGGCGACCTCGCGGCCGAGGGCGGCTTCTCCGAGGCTCAGATCCGCGAGTTCCGGCAGACGTACCCTCTCGGCCCGGACGACGCCGCAGAGCGCCTCCGCTCGCGTGTGCGCGGGTTCGTGGACTTCGGAAGCCTCGCGCTCCCGGAGCCCTTGCAGATCGAGCAGATCGCAACCCGGGCCGCTGCCGAGGTCGAGGAGACCGCCGCCGAGGAGAAGGGCTCCGGCCCCAAGCCGCCGAAGCCCGACGACGAGCCCCAGGAGAAGCCCGGGGGCGAGGGCTACGACGACGAGGACGACGAGGACAAGGGCAAGCCGAAGCGCCCCCGCAAGTCCGCCGAGGGCGACCTCATCGTCCCCAAGGCGATGGCGCAGCGCTTCGTCGAGGGCCTCGCCGCTCTGCAGGCGCTCGCGGCGGACGCGGACGACCTCCTCGACCTCCTCGAGGGCCGCGCTATGGACGAGGAGGACGACGACGAGAAGGGCGACGACGAGGAAAAATCTGCTGGCGGATCCCAGCCCAGCGAGACGCCGGCGGAAACCGCCGCCGAACGCTCGACGGAGAACCTGCCGGCCCTCATCCTCTCCCTCGTCGACGAACTCCGAGCAGATCGCGAGGAGCGTCGACACGCCGAAGGCGGCGCGGCTGCGTCCGAAAGGGACGCCGGAGAGCCGACGCCCGAGCCCTCCGGCGAGGCGCACAAGGCGACGTCCACCTCAGAGGAAACGGTCCTCGAGGCCGAGGACGTCGATTCCTGCATTCGAAGCGTCCGCCAAGCTCGGACGTCGACCCCCTCCGACCAATGACCGGAACCGAAACCCCGACTGAGCCTCAGGCCTCCAACAAGTCCGAGCAGCTCTCTGTCGGCTTCCAAATCAAGAAGCTCGGCGACGACCTCGCCGCCGAGATCCAGAAGGGCTCGGACGCCTCGACCTCCGCGATCGAAGCGATCGAGAAGCGCCTCGAGGAGGCCGAGGAGAAGCTCAAGGGCCTCGCCACCGGCCAGCGGACCGGCGGCGTCGGCATTGGCGCGCACGCCGAGGACATCAAGAAGGCCTCGCTGATCAAGATGATCGCGGGCCACAAGTTCGGCTGGAAGGACGTCCCGAACTCCAAGCTCGAGCGCGAACTCTGCGAAGAGACGCAGATCAAGGCGCAGGAGTCGGGCGTCGACACCGAGGGCGGCTTCCTCGTCCCGGGTCAGTTCATGCAGGACATGCTGATCCCGCTCCTCGAGCCTCGCGCGATCGCGATCCAGCTCGGCGCGAACGTCCTCGACGGTCTCGTCGGCTCCCCGGTCGAGATCCCGGCGGTTCGCGGTGACGCGACCGCCTACTGGGTCGGCGAGGACGAGGAGATCACCGCCTCCCAGCTCTCGATCGGTCAGCTCAAGATGGAGCCGCGCGGTCTTGCGACCCTCGTCCCGATCACCAACCGCCTGCT